TGATAGTAGTATCTCTTCCTACAACGTCCTTGTGTAAATATTTCATCAATCATCTTAGCACTATTTTGTGCTTTTACAACAGCATCAACACCATTTTGTACTAATGGGGTTCTTCTAACATAGATGTGATATGTTACCGAATATCCTCTAGTATTTGTAATTACGTTTAATCCAGTAGGATTGGGAATAGCAATAGGTGTAAGATTTACTGCGTTTGAAAATGTGTCGCTTTGTTCTGTTAATGCTTCACGCACTTTAAGAGATTGATTACAAATGTCTGCAACAATATTGTAAATATTAGAACCGACAGCCACAAGACCTTCTTGTGCGGCAATATTAAGACCGCTTGTTCTTCTTGCGACATCGGCTGAAGCAGAACTTAGATTAGGATTGGGACCATTCATTGCTGATGAATTAAATTCTTCAAACTCAGGTGATGTTAAAAAATCATATTGATTATAAAACTTTTTATCACCAGTAACATCTTTTGATTCAATAGATAGGTTAAGTTCTTCAAAGAATGATGCAAGTGTTTCACCTAACGTATCTTTAATCTTAAATCTAAATTGATAATCAACGACATTGATAGATGAATCGAATGCAGTTTGTAACATCACCGTACCATTTAGTACTGTAGATGTACCACGTGCATCAGTTGAAGTTTGCAAGTCGCCAAAGTCAGAAAGTTTAAATGGTATCACTTTTGTAGCTTGAATTTTTTTAGGACTGTCGCTCTCATAGCCTAAGAAGTTAACTTTTATAAACCATGTTGCATCATGTATACTTGTATAACCCATAAGCACTGCTGCATTTTGTAAACTATCATTTAATGATGTATTACCTACTTGAACTATACTAAAATTGAGTCTAGTTGCTACACCAGACATTCTTGCACCTGACTGAGAACCTGTACCAAGACTTTCGACTTGCAAATCTTGAATGTTAAATTCAGTTGTACCAGCAGTCATAGCAATCGTAATTCTCTTTACACTTTGGTCAGGCCAAGAGTCATTTGCTATCGAATTTAAATCATAGTCATCTGCTAGGAACCCTATAGTTGTTAGCTCATCAACACAAAAAAGTTCTAATTGATAGGTATAATAATCAAATGTATCTAATTCATTATCCCAAAAGTTACCACTGCGTTCAGCTATTTCCCAAAGATCAGCAGTATTATTCGCTGCCGCAAAATCAGATGTAGTATCTGCTGCGCCAGTAGATCCTGCACCTTCAGCACCAGTAGTACCGATACCAACAGTATCATTATCGCCGGGTGGGACGTCCGGAGCAGAGCCACCAGTAAATAGTGCATACTCATCCTGCCTTCTTCTTGTAAGTCCGTCTAGTACTTGGCTTCCAGCTTTATTATACTGTAGCATTTTTAAAGCAATTTCTTCTTTGCTTCTTGTGCCGTTGTTTGTTAATCCGTCAATGCTACCTATATTATAAGCAAAACTAATAAGTGCTGCTCTTTCATTGGCTGTCCAATTATATGTACTATTGTATTTGTCTACTGATCGTTCGTAACTCCCAATGGTCTGTTGAAGTAATGAACGTGCCTGAGATTCACTTATCGGATATGTGAAACCATTTATTCCACTTGGTCGTTGGCTTCTAGACCTACTACCTGCATATGACCCATGGCCTACTGACCATTGGTGGTAATCCCAGAATGGTTCAGCCGAAAATCCTTCGTATCGTGCAATTAAACTAATGTGGTCAGTCATCTTTATTTCATCTTATCTATATTTTCACGCTTTGGTATTCTAATTTTTGTACCAACAGTAAAATCATTTATTGGATCAGTAATAATATCTGGGTTTCTATGAGCAAATATCCACCAGTACTTTGCAGTGCCATATTTTTCAAAACTCATTAAATCTGGTCGTCTGTCCATATTTTGAGGTATTGTGATTTCTTCATCATATCGGTCTTTAAGCAAAAATCGTTTAGTAAACAAATCAAGTACTTTATTATTAACTACAGACGTTCTAGCCCATGGAGAATGTGATTTATACATATCCCTTTCCTTTCAAGTTACCACTAAGATATTGTTCTAATGTGAATTCTTCTCGCACACTCTTCGGTGCATAAGTACTTGTAAGAGATAAAACTATTGTACTAATTACCGGAACTCTATTTCCATTTACTTCTAGGTAATCTACGTCTGCATCTAAGTTATGTGTAAAGTCTCGTACTAGAACTGGTACGTTTTCATACATACCGTATGCAAAAAATCTAAGTATGGGCGGTGGCAGACCTCTCATTGGATCATTTGCACCGAAATTCATTTTCATTGCACCTCTAAAGAAAGTCAATGCTTGCATTAGATACTCACCTTGAGTTTCATTCTCTACTACATATGGCGCAGTCACAGAGAATTCAACATTTGATGCCATCTCAAACGCACGTTGTTGAAAGTTAGAGTGGGTGGTGTCATATGAACTATAGTTAGCCTGACTAATCGTAGATATAGTAGGCGTATAGGGAAAATTGAATTGTCCCATGTTTAGCCTGCCGCTAGGATCTTTAATATATACAGGTTGTTCTGATGAATATGGTGTTGCCATAGACTTTCTCCTAATTTATGACAGTATTTATCAGTATATAAAGTTCGAATATAACACTTGACATATTATTTTAAAGGATGTATAATTATAATAATTATTAGGAGATTACCATGGCTCGTAGAGTACAAAAATATTTAAACAACAAAGATATGTTAAAACAGATTCATATCTCTAAGTCAAATTTCTCATGGTTTGAAGACCGTGAAAAGTATCATCAGTTTGACGTTATTATTGATAACGTTGCTGGAGAACTAGACGTTGCGGCTGAAATCCGTGAACTAGAAGCAACCGCACGTGAAAATCGTGCAAATCGTATTCAAAAGGAAGCATGGGATTTGAATACAGATAAGAAAATGAAACAAGCAAACTTTGCAGTTGATCATGATTCATTTGAACAAAATGAACTAGTTTTTCGTGTTATGACATTCGAACATATCCCAGATGAACCCGGACGTAAAGCAAACCCAAAAACAGTAGCAGATCATAAAGTAAAACTTCCGTTTCCTCCATTCAAACAATATATCATTGATGGAAATGATATACGTGAAGTTGGTATCTCTCATTTCAATAAGAATAAAGAGTTTGATATTGTTACTGGACGTATCACAGCAACACTTGCAAACATGTACATCAAACTAGTAGAGCGTTATTCACAACGTGCTAACTGGCGTGGGTACACATACATTGATGAAATGCGTGGACAAGCATTGTTGCAGTTGACACAGATCGGTCTACAGTTCAATGAAGCAAAGTCAGATAACCCATTTGCTTATTATACAGCCGCAGTTAATAACTCATTCACTAGAGTACTGAACATTGAAAAGAAAAATCAAGGCATTCGTGATGATTTGTTAGAGAAAGCAGGACAAGCACCTAGCTGGACACGCCAACTTGAGCATGAAATGAAATCACAAGAACGTTGGCAAAAAGTTATCAAAACAAAAATTACAGACGAACAAATCCCAACTGAAACAATCAAAGAGATTTACGCAGACAATGAGTAATTTATTCAACAAACTCGCTTTCTTCACAGATATTCATTATGGAATGCGCAACAACGCAAGACAACACAATGAAGACTGTGACGCATTTGTAGACTGGTTCATTGAACAAGCAAAAGCAAAGGGATGCGAAACATGTATCTTTGGAGGAGACTGGCATCACAATCGTGCTAGTCTTAATATCTCTACTATGAAGTGGAGTATCCAAGGACTACGTAAGCTAAGTGAAGCATTTGATAAAGTGTATATGATTTTAGGAAATCACGATTTGTTTTATCGTGAAAGCCGTGATATAAACTCGGTTGAGTTTGTTGAAGAATTAGAAAATGTATATCTAATTCGTGACACTCATGTAGAGGGTGATGTAGCACTTGTCAGTTGGTTAGTTGGCGATGAATGGAAGAAAGTACCAAAGATTAAATCAAAGTATATGTTTGGTCACTACGAACTTCCATTCTTTATGTTGAATGCAATGGTAGAAATGCCAGACCATGGTGGTCTCAAACATGAAATGTTTAAGTCACAAGATTATGTGTTTACTGGTCATTTTCATAAAAGACAGATTAAAGGGAATGTTATCTACACTGGTAACGCTTTTCCACACAACTTTTCAGATGCGTGGGATGATGAACGAGGATGGATGTATCTAGAATGGGATAAAGAACCTGAGTTCTTTGCTTGGCCTGATGCGCCTAAATACAAAACTATTAAGTTATCTCAATTACTAGATAGCCCATCCAAGTATTTGTTACCAAAGTCATCAGTTAGAATTCAACTTGATATTGATATCTCATATGAAGAAGCAAACTTCATTAAGGATACATTCGTAGATACATATGATTTACGTGATGTGACTTTACAACCTATTAAGAATTTAGAACATACAGAAGAAAACGGTGCTGAAATACATTTCGAAACTATTGATCAAATTGTAGTCTCACAATTAGCAGCGTTAGATAGTGGTACTTTTAATACAAATGTACTTATTGAAATTTACAACAATTTGTGAGGGGATAAATGGATTACAAGAAAGTATTAATTACGGGCAACCGGGACTATGGTCTTTGTCAAGCAATATGTAATATTTTTGACACTGTAGGTGATATTGATTATGTTACTGCCAGTAGAACTACTGGTTGGTACCTAGATAAAAACGATGAACAGGATAGACTGGCAGAATATTTTACAAATGAAGGATTTAATGTCTTCATCAATAATTCTGCGATGTGGAAGTTTCATCAAATAATGATTGCTGAAAAAATATACGAACAATCATTTAAACTAGGTTTACATGCCCAACTTATTCACATGGGATCAACTGCTGATACAGGTGTTAAAGGTAGAACTTGGAGATACCCGACCGAGAAGAAAGCATTGCGAGACTATAATAGAGACTTAACGTATATGTCTCAAGGTGGTTCTAATATTAAAACAACATTAATATCACCTGGAAGTCTAACTACCCCTAGTGTTATTAAGAAGCATCCTGGAAGGAAGTTAATCGATGTAGAATATATCGCAGAGGTGATTTTATGGTTGCTTCAACAGCCAGATTATGTTAACATAAACGAAATTAGTTTAGATCCTATTCAAACCGGGACATATGCAAGAGAGAGGTAATCTGTTTGCTAAAAATAAAGAATATCACCATACGCAACTTTATGAGCGTAGGCAATGTAACTCAGGCTGTTGATCTTCAACGGGATAATCTCACACTAGTTCTAGGAAATAACCTAGATTTAGGTGGGGATGGGTCTCGTAATGGAACAGGCAAGACGACTCTTATCAATGCCCTTTCTTACGGATTGTATGGAAATGCACTAACTAATATTAAGAAGAATAATCTAATCAACAAGACTAACGGCAAAGGTATGTTAGTAACAGTTGATTTTGAATATAATGGCAGCGAATATCGAATTGAGCGTGGTAGATCACCTAACGTATTTAAGTTAATGCGTGATGGACATGATATGAATACAGCCGACGAAGCACAAGGTGAAATGCGTCAAACTCAAGTTGAAGTTGATTCAATTATTGGCATTTCACATGCTATGTTCAAACATATTGTTGCTCTTAATACATATACAGAACCATTTCTGTCAATGAGACCGAATGATCAACGTGAAATCATCGAAGAACTACTTGGTATTACTGAACTTTCTCGTAAAGCAGAAAAACTAAAAGATGATGTTAAAGATACCAAAGAACAAATAAAAGATGAAGAATATCGTTTAAAAGCGGTAGAAGATGCCAACTCACGTATTCTAAAGTCTATCAAAGACATTGAACGTAGACAGCGTATCTGGTCAGAAAAGCACAGTAAAGAAGTTTTAGAACTTGAACAAGGCTTAGACGCACTTTCGCACATTGATATCGATGCAGAAATCAAGAACCATACGTTTATTGCAGAGTATAACGAAAAGAAAACTCGTTTAGACGAAGCTACACGTTGGATAAGTAGTATTAATGCAGATGATGCAAAGCAAGAAAAAGTTATTGATAAACTAAAAAATGAAATCAAGTTACTAAAAGAACATACTTGTTATGCTTGCGGTCAAGAAATGCATGATGATAAACAAGAAAGTATCCTTGCATCAAAAGAAGAACAAAAGCAAGAAGCCACCGCGCAATTACTTGCAAACAACACACAGTTGATAGAACATGAAACTGTTGTTACAGAGATTGGTGAACTTGGTAATAAGCCAACAGTATTCTATGATTCGTTAAATGATGCATACGAACACCAAAACTCAGTACGTATGTTAACAGAACAAATTGAACAAAAGAAAAAAGCAGAAGATCCTTATGAGGATCAAATCAAAGAAATGCGTGAAAGTTCACTAGAAGAACTAGACTATTCACAAATGAACACTCTTATCTCATTCCGTGAACATCAAGACTTCCTAATGAAACTTCTTACAAACAAAGACTCGTTTATTCGTAAGAAGATTATCGACCAGAACTTATCATATCTAAATTCACGACTCGACTATTACTTAGAAAAGTTAGGTCTACCACATGAGGTTAAATTTCAATCTGACTTATCAGTTGAGATTACCGAACTTGGACGTGACTTAGATTTTGATAATTTATCAAGAGGTGAACGTAATAGACTTATCTTAGGTCTATCATGGGCATTCCGTGATATATTCGAATCTTTATACTCAACTATTAACGTTCTATTCGTAGACGAACTAATTGATAGTGGTATGGATTCAAACGGCGTTGAGGCATCGCTTGCAGTTTTGAAAAAGATGGTACGAGAAAGAGGGCGTTCAACGTTCTTAGTATCGCACCGTGAAGAACTACAAGGACGAGTCAGCGATGTACTGAACGTAATTAAAGAAAATGGTTTTACAACATTCACACAAGAAGAAGAGACCATTGATTCAAACATAGAACTTGCAGAAGCAATTTAAAGGATAACAAAATGACAATTAATGAACAAATTGAAGAACAAATGGCAACATACTTGAAAGAGTCAGAAGCATTCGAAACAAAGGGCGTTAAAGCTGCCGCAGCACGGGCACGTAAAGCACTAGGTGAATTAGGTAAACTAACAAAAGTACGCCGTGCAGAAATTCAAGAAAAAAAGAACAATATGTAAAAAAAGAGTTGACAACCATGCTTTAATTTGATATATTAGTATTAATAGGGAAGTAATAACTCTTGTGTCTCCTCTCTCAACCTCTCTCAACAACCGAGAGTTATGACTTCTACTATTAGAGCATGAACTATACCCGGCTACTTCGGTAGTCGGGTTTTTTTATGAATAAATACATGTATATAACGGAGGATAGTATTATGGGCGTAACAAGCCATGTATCAAAACGAACAGAACAGGATCGTTTAGAAGCAGATAAAGCAATCGCAGAATTCTTAAATAAGGGCGGAAAAATTAAAGAAATCCCTGAGGGTGATTTCACTGAAGCTAGAGACATGAAATATAAATTTCGCAAACCAGCAGCTCCAAAAAAGAATAAAGAAGATTAACTCAATAGTTATATGAAAATAGGTACAAGCAAATTCTTAGAATGGGCACAGATGTTTACAGGCTGTTCAGCAGCTATGATTGTCTCACTTAATTTAGGAGATACATGGGTCTTTTGGTCTATGTGTCTCTTTCTTATAAAAGACTCAATGATGGGCATTTTTGCATATATGAATAAGTATCCTGGTATTGTTACAAGTAGCATAGTATATGCAGGTATTGATTTGCTTGGAATTTATAGATGGTGGATTTTTTGAACTGGATTCAAATAGATAAACAGATTATCAGTATGATGCGTGTAATAGATGATAAAGATAAACTGTATGAAGACGTAAAGAACGTATTCAAGTGGAATGACTCACAAGTTGAAGCCGCTGTAAAACCATTGATTGAACGATGGGACTGGCATAGTATGCACAAAGAAGAAAAGCCAGTAAAAAAGAAACGTGCAACTAAAACCACAAAAAAAATCTCCTGCTAAAAAAGCAAAAGCTACTAAGAAGAAATCATAATTTCTCTTTAAAATTTTCCAAATACTCAGTAAGAACTTTCGAACTACCTATTCGAACATTGATAATACCGTTGTAGTATTCATCAGTTTCTAGTACACGGCGTTCAAATTGTTCCCGTGCTTCCATATAACTTAAAGCACCACGACTCGGACAGTAGTGAAGTATTTCTCTCGTAAACTTGTCTTCACCTAATTCTGCTACATCTGCATTAAGATGGTCAGAAGAACCCCAATACGTACGCCAATCGCTTTCCTTAAACCCACGTCTTTTGTTCTTTCGCCCTTTTAGAGGTGGCTTCGTGGTTTTAAACCTAGCTAATTTCTTTCCTACATATTTTCTATTATTTGTGGTATTAGTAATAAGATATACAA